GCTCACCAATTATCAGATGTTCTATGGGCTGAAGCTCAAAAATGGGCAAGACGTTTGCCTGAGAGTTTTTATTCGCAAATGGATATGAAATCCGACAAAATTAATATTGCAGGTTCGACAGACTCGTATGCTGTGGCTCGTGTGTCTCGTAGAGAAAACCCAGAAGCCTTACAAGGTTTCCATTCTGAAAACCTCTTGTTTATTATTGATGAGGCATCAGGGGTAGATGATAAGATATTTGAGGTAGGTGAAGGTTCGTTATCAACACCAGATGCTAAAGTTGTTATGACTGGCAACCCTACTCGTACATCAGGTTATTTTTTTAATGCGTTTCATGCAATGCGTGACCGTTGGACTAAAATGACTGTAAGCTGTGCTGACTCATCACAAGTATCAAAAGAATTTATTGAGGATATGAACATAAAATATGGTTCTGACTCAAACGTATATAGAGTTAGGGTGCTTGGCGAGTTTCCAAAAGCAGAAGATGACACTGTTATACCACTCTATATGGTAGAAAGCTCTATAGACAGAGATATATCAGTTGACCCCTATGAACCTGTTGTTTGGGGTTTAGATGTCGCCAATTTTGGCTCTGACAGAACGGCATTGTGTAAAAGACGTGGTGCTGAGTTAATAGAGCCTGTACGCACATGGCAAGGTAAAGACCTAATGGAAACAGTAGGTATTGTTATGAATGAGTACGAAATATGTAATTATAAGGACAAACCAACGGATATAATGGTAGATAGTATAGGTATCGGTTCTGGAGTAGCGTCAAGGCTAACCGAATTGGATTTGCCTGCTAGACCCATACAGGTTTCCGAAAGTCCTGCTCTAAAAACAAAATATATGCGATTGCGAGACGAGCTATGGTTTAGAGCAAGAGAATGGTTTGAAGGGCGTGATGTACGCATTATGCAAGATGATAAATTAATAGAAGAACTAATAGCTCCTCGTTTTAAATTTACATCTAACGGAAAAATAAAAGTTGAAGCCAAAGACGAGTTTAAAAAAAGATTAGGTGGTCGTAGCTGTGACTTAGCTGATGCCTTTTGCCTAACCTTTGCACAACAAGCCTTTACAGCTTCTGCTCGTGGAGGTCATACGCATTGGAATAAACCAATACAATATAAGGACAGTTCATGGATTACTTAGACGAATTAGAGATAATGTTTACAGAGGAGCAAGAATACGCTGCTGAAAATCCTGTAACTCATGCTATTTTTATAGGTATGGTAGAAAATTTACAATCTATTAATAAAACTGGTATAGATTGGGAAACAATTTGTGATGTTACATTAGCTTCTGCAGCCTATTGTTTCTTTAAGAGTGGTGGCTCAGCAGATGAATTTGTTGAAAAACTTACAACAGTTAATATTGCACCAGATAATATAGATATAAATTAGGAGGAAAATATGGAAAAATTAAAAGACATTCTTAACTATGTTAAGGATCATCAGTGGGATTACGTTGATGCTGCATTAGGCGGTATTATCGGATTACTTTTATTCATCATTATAGTGAGTTAGAATCATGCAAAGAAGTCAAATATTAGCTATGGAAAGGGAAGTTAAAAAACCTGCTCCTAAAAAAACAGAAAAAACTTCCGAAAAAAAGAAAACAACCAAAAAAGGTTAAATAATGGATAAGTTAGAATTTAATGCTTTAGTGCGTAATGAGATTGAAAACGCATTAGGGTATTATGACTCAGAATATGGTACAGACCGAATAACTGCCATGAATTATTATATGGGCGAAGATTTCGGTAATGAACAAGAAGGTCGTTCTCAAGTTGTTACAACAGAGGTTGCCGACACTATTGAGTTCATTATGCCTAGCCTTATGCGTACTTTCACACAGACAGATGAATTTGTAAAATTTATGCCTCGTCAACCTGAAGATGTAGAAGGTGCTAAACAAGCAACATCATACGCAAATTATGTTTTAAACTGTCAGAATAACGGATTTGTTATACTGCATAATTTTTTTAAAGATGCGTTGTTACAAAAACTAGGCGTTGTAAAAGTGTATTATGATGAGACAGAAGAAGCCCAAGAAGAAGAATATACTGGGTTATCTGATGACGAGCTAACATTATTACTACAAGACCCTAATGTTGAGATAGTATCACAAAATACAGAAGAATATGGTGAAGAAGGTGTTGATGAGATGGGTATGCCTATTGCAGATTACTCTGTTTCCCATGATGTTGTAATAAAACGAATGTCTTAGGGTGGTATGATTAAAGTTGATAATATTCCGCCTGAAGAATTTTTAGTGTCAAAACGTGCTGCGTCAATAGAAGATGCAGACTTTGTAGCTCACCGCACAACTATGAAAGTTGGTGATCTTATACAAATGGGTTATGACAGAGAATTAGTAGAAAAATACGCAGGATATACTGAGTTAGACACAAGTTCAGAAGTACAAAATCGCTTTGAAGATGTAGAAAGCAGTGATGCTACCGATTCTAGCGATATGTCTATGCGTGATGTATTGGTTGTTGAATCTTATATTAAGTCAGATTATGACGGAGATGGTGTTGCTGAGTTACGCAGAGTTGTAACATTAGGTAGCGGTTTTGAAATAGTCGAAAACGAAGCCTTTGACCATGTACCATTCGCTTGTCTATCACCAATATTAATGCCACATAGATTAGTTGGCAGAAGTATTGCAGAACTTATTATGGATTTACAGTTAATTAAATCTACTGTTCTACGTCAATTACTAGACAATATATATTTAACAAACAATGCTCGTGTAGCTGCTGTAGAAGGTCAAGTAAATCTTGATGATTTATTAAATTCAAGAGCAGGTGGTATTGTTCGTATGCGTCAGCCAAATGCAGTGCAAGTATTGCAACCTCCTATGGTTGGTCAAAATGCTTTTAGTTTACTACAGTATTTAGACGAAATTAGAGAACAACGCACTGGTTTATCAAAAGCCTCTATGGGTCTTGACGCAGATGCGCTACAAAGCACAACAGCTACTGCGGTTGCTGCACAAATGAGTGCTGCACAAGGTAAAATTGAAATGATTGCAAGAGTGTTTGCCGAGACAGGTGTTAAACAACTGTTTAGACTTGTGCTTACATTATGCTTACATCATGGCAAGAAAGAACAAATGATACGTCTTAACAATAAGTTTGTGCCAATAGACCCTTCTAATTGGAAACATGAGTATGATTTATCTGTTAATGTAGGGTTAGGTTCTGGTCAAACTAACGAAAAAATGGCGTTCCTTGCACAAATGGCACAGAAACAAGAACAGATATTACTTCAAATGGGTGCTGAGAACCCATTAGTAGATTTACAGCAATATAGAAATACCCTTGCTGAGCTTGCAAGTATGGCAGGATTTAAAGATGCAACAAGGTTCTTTAAAAATCCAGAAGATACGCCTCCGCAACCACAACAACCTCCGCCCCCTAGTGAAGCTGAGATGAAGATGCAGTTTGAACAACAAAAATTCCAAGCTGAATTAGAATTGCAAAAGGCTAAACAAGATGCAGAACTTGCGTTAAAACGTGAAGAACTGCAAATGAAAATGCAAATACGTCAAGAAGAATTACGTTATGAAGCACAGTTAAGAGGATTTGAACAACAAGTTGGTGGTAAGCCATCTACTAATTTACCGAGAGTTGAGTAATGTCAAATTTAGATGACCAAACATTAGAAATACTTGCTGGTTTAAACGCTGCACAACCATCAACGCAGCAAGTAGATTACTCAGGTTTTATGCAAGATTTTCAACCTGTATTAAATCAACCTAATTATTTTGTTCCACAACAAGGGTTATTACAAAATACACCTACATTAGACACATTGTCAGATTTAGATGTTATGCAACAAAGACCACAAGTTGTTACAAATATGCTTGACCAATACCCAACACTTGAAAGCGACTTTCAACGAAGTTTTGCAGTTAGTCCTGACACATTTAATATGAATGTTTATCAACCATTGCCTTATGATGCTAATTATTTTGGTAGTCTTGTGGGAGGTGATGGAACAATAGATACATCAATAAATGCCGCTGATTTAATTGGTGCTGGTTTGTTAGGTAAAGCTGCTATAGATGCTGTTAAAGGAGATGACGGCACTACAACAACTGAAACAGATTCTACAAATTTAACAACAAATGATGTTGTTAGCCCTATAACGACTATATCGACAGGTGTAGAAAATCGAAATGTTATTGAAAAAGTTACGCCTAAAGGTGATGAAATTTTTCCAGAAGATAGAATAAAAATTCAAATTGATGATAATATTACAAACACAAATACAGAAATAATTCCTACAACTGGTGATATTACTATGGATTCACCACAATTTGGTAATGTAGATAGAGATTTATCTGATGCCGAAAAATTACAAGAA